CGTGAAGCAATGTCGCCTGACGACTTAGGTCGTTACTTTGCTGCGGCTGATGCGCCAGGGGTGACCGATTTGCCTTCCCAGCTTAAGGCTGCAGGTCTATATGAAAAATACACCGCACCGCCTGACCAGATCAACACCTTTATTGACAAGAAGATTGTCCCATACATCAAAAATGAGATGGCCACACCGGGTGATCCATTACGTGCTATGGCAGAGAAGTATGCCGTGGACAAACCTGCCAAGTTGGCTGAGGTGCAAGGGCGTATTGATGCCTTTGCCGCTAAGATGGAACAGACGGCCAGAGAACGTGGAGTGCCTGTTGGGGATCTGACCTCTATGCGCCAGCAGATGATTGGATTGGAGAAAGAAAAGGCACTGGTGGAGGCTAGACAAGCGCTCCATACCTATAATCCAGAAGATGCGCTGCATGGTGATTGGTTGCCAGAACAAGTTGCATCAATGCGGATAAAGGCAGGATTTCCTGAAGAGGGTGTAGGCGTTTCACCCACCGCTAGAGCATGGGAAAATGCGTCAGACGCTGCTTTGAATGTGGCCCCTGCAAGTAAACATACTCGCCCGTTGACAGATTCTGAAATTCGCCGGGGTCTGGGTTCCACTGTTGATACTAATCCGTGGCTGCTCAAAGTGCCACCAGAAACCCCTGTTTATTATCCTGAAAGAGGTCTTAGTGAAGACCTAGGCTTCAATCACTTAGTTGATGAGCTACGCAACGCCACAAACCCTGAATCTGGCTTGCCTAAAAACCTGCTCATTGACCCTGCTGACTTAAGCAAGCTCACTATGCCCAAAGCGGTTGAACTTGTGGCCGACATCAATGCATGGCGTGCAACTCAGAAGGCTGAGGCTGATCTTTTAAGGGCCAACAATGCAGCTACTCAAGTGGTCAAAGAGTATCCTGAGCAAGGTATGAAGTGGGTGGAGTTGAAGACCCCTGAAGCCAAGTTACCAGAAGGGGTGTCAGTAGTTAAGTATGGAGACCTATACCATGTCGTAGATGACGTAGGCAATAGCCTATCTGTAGGGGCGACTGAGAAAGAGGCATTAAATTTACTTTCCCGCTCTGAGAGAGAAACAACACTCGCCGACGCCCTCAAGTACGAAGGCGACACCATGGCCCACTGCGTTGGCGGGTACTGCCCAGACGTTGTAGAAGGTAAGTCTCGTATCTACTCCCTGCGTGATGACAAGGGCCAGCCACGTGTGACAATTGAGGTGGAGCCTAACCAAACTCCATACCCGGTCAGCGGCGAGGCGTTTGCCCGGTTGTCGCCTGCTGAAAAAGCGCAATTCAGAGAGCACGTGATGCAATGGCGTAGGCGCAACCCTGACGTTGAAGAACTCACCGACGAACACACCGCACAAGCGCTTCGGGAAGCAGGAGTCCCACCGCAACCAGATCGCATCACCCAAATCAAAGGTTTTAAAAACCAAAAACCTGCCGACGAGTTCCTGCCATTCGTGCAAGACTTTGTCAAGTCTGGCCAGTGGTCTGATGTTGGCGACTTGCAGAATACTGGGTTGCTCCGGATTGGGGACAAGTATGTGGACGAAAACAAGTACCGCGAGGTGGCGGGCGACTTGAATCCAGATTACTTCAGCAACTTGATTAACAATCGAGTAAAAGATCTTTCTCCAGATGATGCAGACATCATTCGCCGCTTGCAGGAACCGGAACCCGGCTTCGCCCAAGGAGGCTTAGTCTCAAACCACTTTGACCCGATTAAAATCAAACAGATCATTGCCAGCTTGGATGATGATTACGATCCTCAACGCATCCAGCAAATAATTGCGCACCAAGAGAGTTCATATGCCTAAAAATACAGACTTGACCATTGAAGATGATGAAGACGAAATCGTTGAGGTAGACGATGATGAGTCAGACGCCAAGGATACTGATGACGGTGGCGCAATGGTCAAACTCAAGAACGAGGATGATCAACGTCAAAAGCAAGCGCACTTTGCCAATATTGTTGATGAGGTTGACCAAGGTGACTTGAGCGATGCCGTCACAGAATTGCTAGACAAAGTTGCCAAGGACAAGGATGCACGGCAGAAGCGGGACAAGCTGTACGAGGAAGGCTTGCGCCGTACAGGTCTAGGCAATGACGCACCGGGCGGGGCGCAGTTCACCGGCTCAACAGAGGTTGTCCATCCTATGCTAGTGGAAGCCTGCGTTGACTTCTCTAGCCGAGTGATGAAGGAGATCTTCCCTCCCGGCGGTCCTGTTAAGAGCAAGATCCTAGGCGAGAAAGAGAAGGACAAGGTCGCCAAGGCTGAGCGCAAGACTGACTTTATGAACTGGCAGACTACTGAGCAGATGCCAGAGTTTAGGGGCGAGTTAGAGCAACTCAGTACGCAACTGCCATTGGGCGGCGCTCAGTACCTCAAGATGATGTGGAGCTCTCAATACCTGCGCCCATGCGCTGAGTTCATTCCCATTGATGACGTGTACCTACCCTTTGCAGCCACCAACTTCTATAGTGCTGAGCGCAAGACTCATGTTCAGTATGTGACTGAGATGGAGTACCAGCGCCGTGTCAAAGTTGGCATGTACATTGACGTTGACCTTGGCTCGCCAGAACAGCCAGACTTCAGCAAGGCATCAATCGCCAATGACAAAATTGAGGGGCGCAAAGACACCTCCTACAACGAAGATGGACTGCGCACCATCTTTGAAATCTACACGCACTTAGACTTTGGCGATGGCGTTGAGCCGTACATCATCAGTATTGACAAGACTAGTGGCAAGGCCGTGGCGTTGTACCGCAACTGGGAACCTGAAGATGAACGCCGTGTAGAACTTGACTGGATTGTGGAGTTCCCATTTGTGCCATGGCGTGGGGCTTACCCCATTGGCCTGACTCACATGATTGGCGGCTTGTCAGGTGCGGCCACAGGCGCACTACGCGCCTTGCTGGACTCAGCCCACATCCAGAACATCCCAACTCTGCTTAAGTTGAAGGGTGGCCCCGGTGGCCAGACTCTCAACGTCCAGCCGACTGAAGTTGTAGAACTTGAAGGTGGTGCGCTGATTGATGACGTGCGCAAACTTGCCATGCCGCTGCCGTTTAACGGCCCGAGCCCAGTGCTGTTCCAGTTGCTTGGCTTTGTGGTTGACGCCGGCAAGGGGGTTGTGCAGACCAGCTTTGAGAAGCTGAGTGATGCCAATCAAGCACAGCCGGTTGGTACCACGATGGCCCTCATTGAGCAGGGCATGGTGGTCTTCAGTAGCATCCACTCCCGCATCCATAGCTCAATGAGCCGTGTGTTCAAGATCCTGCACCGCATCAACAGCGCCTACTTGACCATAGAAGACATCAAGGCGCAGGCATCTGGTTTGGATGTCAAGCCCGAGGACTTTGACGGTCCGATGGACGTTGTGCCGGTAAGTGACCCGGCAATTTTCAGTGAGACCCAACGCTTTGCTCAGACTCAAGCAGTCATACAACGCTCGGCAGCTATGCCACAGATGTATGACCAGCGCAAAGTTGAGCAGATGTTTTTGCGTACACTGAAAGTTAGCGCTGATGATGTACTGCAACCTGCCCCGGGCACTGAGGACATTGACCCGGTAAGCGAGAATGTTGCCGCTGTTATGGGAACACCTGTTTATGTTCTGCCGCAGCAAGACCACATTGCTCACCTCAAAACCCATCTGGCGTTTCTAAAGTCGCCGCTGTTTGGTCAGAACCCAGCCATTGTCAAGACCTACATGTTCCCGATGGCCACTCATCTGCGCGACCATTTGCTGAACTACTATTTGACTGAGGCTCACGAGGCGGTGGATGTTGCTCAGAAGAAAGACTTGATTGAGAAAGAAGCAGAGCAACAGGTTGGTGTAATCTTGAAAGTGCAGCAAGTCATTGAGCAGCAGCTTGGTGGCTTTGCCCAAGAGCTCGCCCAGATTGACCAAGCCGCTCAGCAGTTCAAGCCCCAGCCACCTATGCCACCTGACAGTAGCATGCAGGTAGCCCAGCTGAATGCACAGCTGCAAGGGCAAGCACTCCAGCAACGCACCCAACTTGACCAAGCCAAGTTGCAGCAAGCCGCTCAAGCTGAACAAGCAAAAATGCAAGCTGAGCAAACCAAACTGCAACTGGATCAGGCTAAGTTGCAACTGGAGCAATCCAAGGTTCAGCAAGATGCACAACAAAATGCACAGCAGATGGCTGCAGATGCTCAACAAACAATGCTCAGAGAACAGGCAGAGAACGAACGCTTAAAGGTCGAACTGCAAACCCGCTATCAAATGAACACAGACGACAACAACACCGCCCTACGTCTAGCCGCAGCAGAGCTAGCCACGGGCGAGAAGTTTGCCGTCTCAACAGGCACAGGCGTCAATCCCGGCGCTTGACACATAGGAGAAACCGAAATGAACAATACCCCCGCAGTCCCAATGAATAACGGTGCAGTCAAGCAGCACCACCGCATGGCGGCAGGAGAGCCTGTAACTGGCCAGACCTTGCCTGCAGCGCCCGCAATGCCAAAGACGCCTGCGTGAATATAGAGACAGTTTTGCTAAATCGGCTTAAAGCCGCGCAAGCAAGTTTTGCGCTTGAATCACTCAAGCGTCCCCAAAACCGCGATAGCTTTGAGTACGGCTATCGCGTGGGCGTCGTATCCGGTTATGACGCAGCGTTAGATATACTTTTTACCATTTTGGAAGAGGAGAAAAACAGTGGCAATGACTTATGAGGACGCACTAGCAGAGGCTTTTCCGGCTGCAGAAGCCGGCATTCAGCCTTTTGGGAGCCGTGTTCTGGTACAAATTCGTAGTCCCAAACAACGTACTGCTTCGGGCATTATTTTGGATGTAGGCTCCCGAGACACTGAAAAGTGGAACACTCAGGTAGCCAAAGTCATCTCAATTGGCCCATTGGCATTTAAGAACCGTAACACTATGGCTAGTTGGCCAGAGGGTTCTTGGTGCGAAGAAGGTGAGTATGTGCGAGTTGCCAAGTATGGCGGCGATAGGTGGGAAGTTCCCATGTCAAATGGCGAATCGGCGCTGTTTGTAATCTTTAACGACTTGGACATCATCGGGCGAGTTAACGTCGATCCACTGTCCATTCGTGCATTCATCTGAAAGGAGATGAGAAATGGCTGAAACATTGAACGAGCAAGACGAGGACATTAAAAAGCCTACGGAAGATCTCGTCATCGTGGAAGACAAACCACAACGTGACGATGCTGACGAAGATGATGACCGCATTAAGGCTGACGAAGACAGTGGTACTGATTCTGAGCGAGAAGCAATCCGTGAACGGCGTCGGCTAGAGAAAATTGAGCGCCGTGACCGCAAAGAAAAGGCCATAACCCGCGACAAAACGGAACTAGACTTCCTGCGCAAGCGCAACGATGAGCTAGAACGCCGCATGGGGGCGCAAGAGCAGCGTGCTCACCAGACTGACCTGCAGAACATTGACGCGCACATCCGGCGTGCGCAAGAAGAAGCTGAATTGTCAGACCGAGTCATTGCCAAGGCCGTTGAGTCAAGCAACGGTGCTGATGTGGCGCAGGCTCTGAAGTACCGTGATCAGGCACTAGCCAAAATCAATCAACTTCAGGCACTTAAAGCGCAGGCTGCACAGATTCCGGCAAAGCCGCAGCAGGGCATTGACGACATGACCATGCAGCATGCTCGGGAATTCATGTCTGAAAACCCTTGGTATGACTCAAACGGGCGCGATGAGGACAGTGCGATTGTGATAGCGATTGACCAATCTCTAAGCAAAGACGGTTATGACCCCAAGTCTGAAGAGTATTGGTCAGAACTGAAACGCCGTGCCGCTCGCCGCCTACCAGAGCGGTTTAAGACTGAGACTCGGGTTGCACGAGGCGGTCCTGCCGTCGGTTCTGGCCGAGAACACGCACCAACCTCAACTCGAAATGAGGTTTATATCAGTCCAGAACGAAAGCAAGCTCTGATTGAGGCCGGTGTGTGGGATGACCCAATACTGCGCAAGAAATACGCCGCTCGGTATCAGGAATATGACCGCAACAACCGCAACCAAGCATAAAAAACTTTTTTTTAAAATTGAGGTATAATCCGCAACATGTTTTACACGTACGCCCATTACAGGCCAGATGGTCGGATTTTTTACATAGGTAAAGGGTCCGGCAACCGGTATGCGTCTGTTGGACGGAGTCGGCACTGGAAAAACATCGTTGCCAAAGAGGGCGGTTTTAGTTCTGAAATTCTGGCACGATGGTCCTCAGAAGCAGAAGCGTTTGAGCATGAGAAATTCTTGATTAAATGTTTTAGGGATCTAGGTTTTGATCTTTGCAATCTTACTGATGGCGGGGAGGGTGTTTCTGGTAGAGTCGTAACAGACGAAACTAGGAATAAACTGCGTCAATTTGGCAATAAGAACGGAATGTTTGGAATAATCGTTTCTGATGAAACACGATTACGCATGAGCGTTGCGTCAAAGAAAACAATGTCTAATCCTGAAACTAGAGCTAAAATCGGATTGTCTTCGCAGGGTAGAAAACACACAGAAGAGGCTAAGTCCAAAATTAAGTGTTATTTTTCAGACCCTGAAACAAGATCTGCCCACGGCGCTGCAATAAAAGCCGGATGGGCAAAACGTAAACAATTGCAAATTGCTGAAGGAGCATGTGTATGAGTACCGACGAACGCTTAAAGAAATCCGCTGGTGACAATCGCGAGCAACGCGCAGTGCAAGACCGCACCGCGACCGAAAATCGTGAGTTGTCCGATGATGAGCGAGTTGAAATGTTCCGTCAACAGTTTTTCCAGTCCTCGTTACCTGATTTACCAAAGCTGCCCGGCTGGCATCCTTGCTGGCTAACAACGACGAACCCACGTGATTCAATCCAAACACGTATCCGCTTGGGCTACCAGCCCATCAAGCCAGAAGATGTTCCTGGCTGGGAATACGCCACCCTTAAAACGGGTGATTGGGCAGGATTCATTGGGGTCAATGAGATGCTTGCG